AGATGGATAAATCTTTATTAAAAAAAGTACAAGAAAATAGTGAAACAAGAGATGGAATACATTATTGTCCCATAGATTTCTTACGTATGAATATGTATTTAGAGTTAAGTCGACCTGCAGGAGATATTTCAAGATGGACAAAGGTACATACGCGGTTATTGTTATTCGATGAAACTTATCCTTTCAACACAAAATCATGCACCGAACAGTGGTATGACAAACAGAATAATGCTATATTGGATGATATGCAATCAAGAACAGAGGAAAATTACAGAGAAAATGAAATGGTCTTTAGAAAAGCTACAGATTATTGTAGAGCCATAGGTGCTGTCTTTTTTGGTAGTTTAGCTATGGAACAGTATGGAACACATTTGATAGAAAAGTCTCACCGTTTCGATACATTTAAATATTTTATGGTCTTTGTAGATAACCTTGAGAGAAGAACCCGTGCATTGAGTAATGTGCTAATGACGATGGAGAACGTGAAAAAGGTTGAAGTCGTCCAATCAGAAGGTATCGTCGAATTTATACCTTCCCATAATATTATTTACATAACAGACAGCAAAAACATAAAAGAACCTATTGCCATTATGTTTCAAACTGAAGCTTGTTATTCGTACAATGAAATCCAATTAAGAGGTAAGCCAATGAGAATTGCCTCTATAGAGACTTTGATGAATATGTACCTTGCTTTTCAATACGATGAAGATAAAGTCGATGAGAAAATTATTAATAAAAGTCATTTAATGTGTGCTGCATCAGAATTGTATAAAATACAAAAAGAAAACCGATTGGCTCAGAGAGGTGTTTTGAAAAGATTCTCATTAAATTGTTACGGTCATCAACATACGTTATCAGAAATAATGAAATATAAAAAGATCAAGGTAAAAGAATTAAGCAAAGACAAAGACAGCAAAGAATACGAATCATGGGCATTGAATTATCAACCGGCTGAAATAGAAGCTAAAAAGAAGGCAGAGAAAGAAAATGACAAAGAGAAAGAAAAGAAAAAAACTAAAACAGAGAAAAAGACAAAGGCTTCCAGAAAAAGCAAAACAATGAAAAAGAAAACAAACAAAAAGAAAAAGTAATTATTGAATGTAAATAAAATGGATAGAACATTCTGTTCATTTTATTTTGATACTACTATTGTATGTAATGTAATATATTATATTATATTTGTGATATGTTTTGTTATCTTATTTATCATAAACAATAGTGACTACACCTGAACCTCCATTTCCAGGTTGTAATAATGGTGGATCTATAATTTGATCGGAATCAGGATAACATGTACCATGTAGCCAATATCCTGCGGATCCACCACTACCACTATTTTTTTCCCCATGCGAATAGCCACTTGTATTAGATGTTGCTCCACCTCCTCCACCAACCATTCTCATAGGGAAAAACGGCAAACAAGGCACTGTACCATGAACATATAACGATTCATCAGCTAATTTTGTCATTAATTCAGATTTCATATTTTCTATTTCACAATCATGTATTTTTTCGATTTCTTGCACTTCTCTTGTGTCATGTGCATTTTTAAGTTTGTATGATCGATTGATTAGTAACTGTTTCTCTCTTTCTTTTATGTTGGATATACTACTTTCATAATTCTTTCGAGCCGAAGACATTGTCTTTGGGGTTATTTTTTGCCAAGGTTTTCCCCAATTTGGACTTCCAGCTCCGCCTGAACCGTAGGTTAACCCAGTGTATTTCCAAAATAATCCTGAGCCTCCTGAGCCTCCACGTCCTTTTCTTATATGATCACTACTAGGGACATTTATCATCAATCCCGGTGATATCACGCCACCGCCACCTATTCCTCCTACGTAATCATTCAGGTCGGATGGTGCGACTTGACGTTTATTACGATCAAATTTCCACTTGTCTCCACCAATGAATACATCGTTGTTGCTTTGAATATGTATGTTGGATTCTTCATTATTACCACTGATCCCACCACTTACAATGATGTTATTCATGGTGGATTCGTCATTATTATCATATTCTCTCCTGAAAGATGGATATTTTTCTAAGTATCTTTGTTCCTCTTTGTTTACTATTTGAATAGATGTGTTATTTCCGTTTTCCAACTCGGAGTCCTCATTTTTAATTTGTGGCTGTCCTCCATCTCCGGCTAGGAGTTTGTAGACTTCTCCTTCTTGTAAAGTTAATGTACCGGTTGCAATACCTCCTGCACTTCCACCGTTGCCACCTTTATGTAATGTGTCAAAATTCACTTTACCTCCTGATCCTCCACCACCAATTAGTAAACAATTTGTATAAATTGGTGTCCCATTCATTTCAAAACTACACGATCCACTTTTCAATGTTAAAATAATCTTATTATCAATCTCGTCACTAGATAATGGTGGATCTTTTACATCACGATCATTATATTCTGTTACCATTCGGTTTTCACATGATTTGAACTTCATGTATATAGACGTATCGTCTACAACATCAACTATATATCCTTTATGAGGACCTTCAACACGGTGTATGTATCCATTGTCGTATCCCAATTGATCAATAGGGTGTGTATCATGTTTCACTATCAACGCATTCGATATATTATCTAATTGATATTGTTCATTTGACATAATCTTAAATACAGGCAGAGAGAGAATATCGGTTGGAGAGTACCCAAAACCAATTCGCTCAAGGTTGACAGAAAGTATTTTATTGTTAGGACCGATATCTATATTTATTGTTGCACCATTTCCATTCCCCTTCAAAGAAACTAATGGTATATTTTTATAATTTCCTTCAGGGTATTGTATCCTTTTCTTGTTTTCGGAGATTTGTTTCAAAAGATTATTCTTAGAAGGGTTCATTCCTTTGCATGACTGGTAGACACTATAGTGTGATAGAAAGAATGTTTTAAAAACACCAAAATATATGCTAATGGTGTCGCCTTTTCTAAGGTCTTCCAGACTGTACTGATCTGTGCTACCACTGTTTTCTACCAATGATATAGATTTCACTTCTGTTTCCGTAATTACCATATCCATATGGAGAACGAAAGTACTACACGATGATTCTTTAGTCCCGCATTTAATGTGATTGTGATTGTGAGTGTGGTCTGATTTCTTGCGGAGATATTGTGATAGGTGTTGTGAATTCTTATCAACATGGACCGGAACCGATGTATAAGTTCCAGGTGTAAATTGGAAACTAGGGTCTTTGCTGAATAATAACATATCAGCTGTCATTTTTTCCCTTATTTTCGAAATGTGAATAGTACCTTCATTTATTTCTTCACTTGCAGTAAGTTTCGTGTTATATTTTATACCATGGTTTATCTCCACACCATCCCCGACCATATAATCACGTCCAATACTTCTGACGTTCAGGGACATTATCAAATTGCCTTTTACATCAATGTCCACAACAGCACCTGTACCTTTTCCTGATCTATTGATAATACCAATGTTCTCTATTTTACCATTCATATATCCGTACAATTTACCTATATCACTTATTAAAGACTTAGATGAGGTAAAATTTAATCCATGATTAATAAAATTATCATCATTGAGGGCAAATGAATTATGGATATTGTCATTATCCAACGCGTATATTTTATAGGTATTTTTGTCCTTTGTGCAAATTGTCATTTCTCCACTATTCGTAAATCCTACATAATTTTTTCCTTTCTTCAGTAGTACATTCTGAATACTTTCCATTTTTCCGTTAAATTTATAAAGTAAAATACGAGGTTTATAATATTGAGGTACGTTGACCCACACAGATATGTTTGTAGAGGATATATCGTATTTCTTTTTTCCATTGCTCATATTTATGAAATTCAGCTCCGTGATTTTATGATTTTTCGAAGATAATTGAATAGATGTCGACTGTTTGTCAATAAGTTTATGCTTTACACTTTCCAATAAAATATTCCAGGTGTCATTGTAAATATAATCTTTACCTGATTCGGAAACAGATATTTCTTCGATGTTATTGTAATTTGTAACAGAAATGGAAACCTTTCCATATCTTCCTTTTGCGGTTTTGGATATAATAGGCAAATTATTGTATAAACCAGGAGCTAGGCTACATTTTATACTTGATAGAAGGGGAAGAAGAGCATTCTTTTGTTTGGAAAGACCCCCCTTTTTGTTTATGTATTCTGTACTAATTTCTTCATAATTGTACATGCTTACATCTGTATCTACTTCTACCGTACCTGGTGATGAAAATCCAATTAGATTGGCGCCGGGTAGAGCACATATTCTTATAACAGATAAATCATTTTCGTTATGATTGAAGTGATTACTGTATGGTGTTCCTAGTTTACTTAAAAACTTCTTAAAAATAAAATAGTAATTGGTGGCGTTTTCAAACATGGATGTCGTTACACAATGTTTTACTTGCCAATTTTTTATACAATATGAAAATTGAGATGCTCTTTTAAACATGGCGTCCATATTTCTTACTTTTTCCACATTCCATCTGCTTATGTCGTTATTGAATTCCTGTGCACCTTCAAACATTCCTTTCATATCAATGCATTTTTCAGTATTCCAAGATGAAATATCTCCATTGAACTTTTTACAGTTTCTGAACATAAATTTCATGCTTGTAACATTGCTTACATCCCAACAAGATATATCTTCATTAAAAGAAGTCTGACCGGAAAATAAGGCATGCATTACGGTGACATTGCTTACATCCCAATTACACATTTTTCCGTAAGTTACAAGTGCTGTGTTATGTGTTTTTTCATCTAGGTACAATTTAACCGCGTTATGTATATTTGATGCTGCTTCTGAATTATCTTCGATATCACTTGTTAATACAATTGGCCATGATTTCCAAAATGATAATGTCGGATTCGACGAGAATCCATTCTGGTTGGCATACATTTTATGAAGGTATGTAGAACCCTCAAATACGTCATGAGAACATTCAAGCAAATTACTTGACATCATTTTATCTAAGTTCCAATGTCGAATTTCTTGTTGGAAATCTGTTGCATTTTTGAACATATATTTTATAGATACAACATTTGACATATCCCACATTGATATGTCAATATTAAATTTTTGGCATCCGAAGAACATGTTCTCCATGCTTATTACTTTATGAGTATTCCATGACATAATTTCGTTATTAAATACAATGGCATTCCGAAACATATTTTTCATTGTCATGACATTTCTCGTATCCCAAGTATCTAATGTTTGATCAAAACTAGATGCGTTGTAAAAAGTTCCTTCTGTGGAAAGTATATTTCTAGTATTCCATCCAGAAATATTTTCATTGAATTGTTTGGATTCTTGTTGTTCTATCTTTATGGAAGATAACGGATTTCTACTGTTACGTTTAATAAGATCGTGTATGTATCCTACTGTGGCATCATTGTGACAATAAACGAATATATCATATGGAATATATTTATCTCCTTTTGTTGTTTCCTCCGACTCGAAATAATTCGTAAAGCAATCCGTAATATAGTGAAAGTCGGTACGATTCATATTTGAAATTCTGTATACCTGATCAGAAAATAAATAGGCTAGACTCGTAACTTTATGATCATTGTTGGTTAACCAATGGGAAATAGGACCACCAACGATGTTCCAGTCTTTTAATGACATTTCATTATGAAGAAATTTATACACGTATCTACGAATACTATAATTGTTAAATATCATATCCAAAATACCAAAGAATACTCTTTCTACTCTTTCTTATGATACGTTATTTATCCTATATAATAGAGAACATAATATAAATTTGTCAATGAGCTACTATGTCTTATCATAATTAAATCTGTATAGAATAGTTATGATAATCATTGATAATAATTGATTGATAATTGATAATTATTGATTGATAATTGATTGATAATCATTGATAATAATAATAATAATAATAATTGATTGATAATTGATAATAATTGATTGATAATCTGTTTTGCTTCTTACATATTGAAACTGTAATAATCAGATGATACCTTTCTGTTGGCATATGACAATGCAGCCTTTTGTGGTGTAGGTGGCGCAATAGTCACGGGAACAAAGCGGAATTTCGCGTCCTGTAGAATAAATGCGTGACCCACTTCATCAAACTTTAAATCATAATTCTCCATATTGGAATCAAAGTTTTGAAAACACATTCCTACAAATTGTACACCATAACTGAAGTGTACAGAAGGAGAAACATTGGTGTCATTTGGACCCATATCCGGCATTGTTATCGTCATATGCTTTTTATTAAATTCGATTTCGTCATCCATAGAGGTGACGTTAAGGAGATGATTGTTACGAATAGACCTCATAATAGTGGAACTACTCGCTATGTTGCAGTATTCATTTAGTTTGGTACCTTCAAATACGGTGCTTGGTCCTTTATCAATCATGATGATGACCTTGCCCATAAGTATGGGAAGAGGAACTGCTCCTAAATTATAGGAATTACCGTCAATCGTGTATTGGTTGCTATATGCCTTGTCTAATAAACGAGATGATTTACCATATGTGTTGTAGAGAGATGTAGCCATCTTGTCACAAATATCGGCATGTTCGCTCTTAATACGGAAATTAAGGATAAGAGGGTCTTTGGGGTTAGGACACGTGGAACCGGAGAATGCGAATTCGTTGACTACATTCATAGCATCCGTGAAATCGACTGAATTGTAGGTTTCCTTGATGTCAACATTAGGGACAGAAGACGTAGCTACTACAGGCTTTCCATCCACAGAGTATACCTCAAAATCTAGACATCTTGCTCCTTGCTTTATACAAGCTTTTAATGCACACGTATTCACATAGTCATTTTTGAATTTTCCACCTGAGCAGCAATTATAGGCAGTTTTCACATAATAGTCACGCAACATAAATTGGTACTCCTTTTGTTTGGGATTAATAGAGGAAATCATGGGAAAATCATGATATAATTCATCGATTCTTTCACAATTTTCTTTGTTTAATTTTACTTTGGTAACAACATATGTAATAACCAATGCGACCAGAATGATCACCACCGCAATTCCGGCATAAGATTTATAGTTTCCTGCGAGTTCCTTAATTTTATCTATCATGATTGATTACTACAAGGAATGAAATATATATATAGTATTTCGTATTATAATAAGTTTACATAAAAATCAAGGTGCAAATCCTAAACTATCTGGTTCTATAATTTTTGTATATGAATGTACAAAACAAACAAAAATTAGCATCGCAATGTATAGTTATGTATGACGCTTGTTTTGAAAATGTATTTTCTCATAATATATGCCCAGCCTACAGAACGATGTTTCCCGTAGTTGCATATGAACCCTATTTCTCTTGGTTTCGTTTCATTTACCTTGGTCACAATTGCTTCTGCCAGAGACATAAATCGGGGATGACACATGATGCTATCCTGGATTACCTGGTCTTTTCCGGTCATTGACCCTATATCTGGCATGTCTTTAATTTCCGGAAAAAAATGGGATACGTCGAACGCTACTTCAAAATCTACAGGCACAGACGTGTCTACTTTATTTGCCCATGTATATATCCTATTAGGCACATGGGTACACTCCTGTTTGGATAATTCTTCGACAATAATGTCGATTAGGTTGCACTCCTCAGATCCTGCCATGAAGTCGTACGTAGCATCATCTATATCGTCGTGGATTAATGTTATTATCGTTTCACTCATATCTACTTTATATTTGTACAATGAATATACAAATATAAACCTTTTATATTTAAACTTATTACGCTTAACGCTTAACGATTAACGCTTCTTAGTGGTATGCTTCCTCGCCTTCTTTTTTCCTGATTTGCGGGTTTTCCTTTTATGATGCTTTCGTGTTTTCTTTTTCTGCTTTTTGACTTTTCTTCTTCTGGATTTTCCACCTCCTTTACGTGGTCTCAATGATTGTGTATTACGATCTTTATGATGATGATTATCAAGCGCTTTTTGTAAATTATTTATGGTGTCATCTCTTGTAGATAGTTGCTTTTCAGATTCAGCGGATTGTATTTGTTCCGTTTTATATTTACGAATAGACCTGTAAAGAAGCGTCACGATAGATAATAAAGAGCCAAAATAATATTTGGTTCTTTTGAAGTCTAAAATTATTTGATCTAGCTTCAGTGTAATTGCCTGGCGTGCACAATTTAATGTTTCAATAGGTACTGGAGCACCGAGTACAAAAGTTTTTACGGTACTAAAATAATCATCCGTATCATTTAAATCATAAATTCCGCAATCTTCGAGTCCAGGGATAGCGGTAAGTCGTTTAAGTTGCGTTAATACTCTTGTGAATTTACCCCCCATTGTGAGATGTATTATGTCGTTTATAATATTTAGTTCTTCATATAGAATGTCTAGTGTGTCATTATAACTATAATAATATTTTTCAAACATTATATTAAAAAATAAACCTGCTAGGATTAGTAAAACTATATTCGTAGCTATTATGACAAATATATTTCCTTGAATTGTATCTATTGTATCTATTATGTTTCTTGATACAATACGTTTTCCTTTTCTAATGTATTGTAATGCATGTTCATCTACAAATTTTACAGTTGTATTAGCCATGTTTCCTGTAGTTCTTGCCACTTTATCTCTTACCTTACTTCCTGTGGTTGATAATAACTCACCAGTTTTCTCTGTAATGTGTTCCCCTGTAGCTTGTAAATAAGCACCTATAACATTAGAGCTGTCTTGTATAAATGTGGTAGTGCGTTGACCATAAAAGGCGGCTAATGTACTTTCAAATGGGGGGTCTGGGACTTCTGATTGTGATGGTGGTACTTCATCAACAGGAGTAGTATCTGCTGATTGTGATGGTGGTACTACTCCTGTTGATGAAGCTGTATTTGTTCTTCTACTTTTACTTCTACCTCTAGTCTTTGCGCCTCCCTTTACTTCTATTACTCTTGGGTCTACTTTAAACTGATTTCCAGTTGAATTTTCCAGATGATTTTCCAGATGATTTGATATAGCGCAAACCATTTTTACAACATAATTCACAAACTCCGGTTCATTTGCAGAGTTTCCATTATTATCCTGAAACATTTGAGAAAAAATAGAGTGCAATAGATTGACGGTATCGTCATTCACATTGTTAGGAATAGATGTATTGGCAGAATCCAGATCTTCTAAAGGAGTCATGGCATACTTGAGCTCATCCGACATACAACCTATTAGGTTTCCAGAAAGATTCCTTGCATCTTTGCTTTGATTTTCATTCATATATTTGATGGCATCCCGAACTTGCCTTACACGATTCTGATCAATTTTTGGACAAGTATCACTCATATTAAAAAAGTATTTGAAAACACAATATTATTCTATATATTAAACCCATAAAAGAATTCAAATACAATGAATGTTTGGAGTAAGCATAAATAAATGTATTGCAAAATTTCATTTGTGGTATTGACATCATTGATTTTACATACATTACTCATGATTTCTAAACAAAGTATTTGAAAAACACACTATTATTCTATATATTAAACCTATATAAAAGAATCAGCTCTAATAATGGTAACGATATGATACCACGTGTTGGAAGGAAACTATTAGGAAACGCAAAGTATCCATCCATACATGAACATGAATATGAATATGACTTTACCAAACAATCCAGTATGTATATGTGTAAATAGAATTGCAACATTAGAAAAAGAAATATTGGAAATCAAAGAACAAGTAAAAGAATCAAACAAAATCAACAAAGAAATACAAGAAGCAATAAAATTATTGACTCCATCACAAAAAGGCGGAATGTGTTCTATTTCGGGAAATAATTACGAGAAAGATATTTACAATATTACTTCCAAGTGTATAATGAATGGCAGTAATATATCGTTCAATACACAAGACATTAATTCTCTTGGAGGGTCGTCAAGTAAGAACGATATCATCTGCAACTTCGAGGATACAGGTGATATCGGAGTAGAAGCCAAAAAGCACAACACTCCTGATTGGATGCAATGCAGCATTAAATTCAACGGCGAAACAAAAAAGTGGGAAACTTCAAAAGGAAAGAATCCCGAGAAATGCAGGGAAATATTCGACGAGTTGGTGAATAACCTTAATCTATATGGTGGAGAAGTACCTCCTTTCATGCTAAAACCAATGACTCATGAGGAGTGGACGCAAACCAAAAAGGAGACCGACAAATGGAATGATGTATATATGGACATTCCCTCTTATGTAATAAGAAAGTTATACGCAGCAAAAGGCTGTCAATACATTCAAGTGAGTGATGGGTATGGCTTGTATCATCTTGGAGACGACATCTGCGGGTTTGATGTGCCTATTTTTGAGGTGGAGCAACAACTTAGAGTACGCACAAAAATTCATACGCGAAAGAACAGTAAAGGTTTTTGCTCTTTGTCTGTAACGATAGCTTGTCAACCAAAAGATATTCGGCAACTTGCTTCATCACCCTATTCTCTCGATGACATAAAAAAATTACCTAATGTACTTATTCCTTTTCATAAAGATGATGATGATGTACAATGTCAAGATGATATTTAATTTTGTTTATCCAATAATTACAATTTCAGAAGATTCTTTTGATTTGTTCATTCCGTAGCTCCATCCCGTTTCTACTATTGTAAAGTCTTTGTACAAGTTTTTGACATATTCACAATTGTTATATGTCATGAACCAATTCTTTTTGTTGGAAAGACATTCATATAAACTATCGTGATCAAAATGTTCATGCATGTCGCCATTGGATCCGTACAATTTGGATCCTTTTTCTAAGTAGTAAGGTGGGTCCAAAAACATGAATGCATTGTCTTTTTCTTTTGCATGATTACTTATAAACTCTTCAAAATCCAGGTTACTCATGTCAAAGTACGACAAATCCAACTCTCGTATTCTATTTATGGAGGAAGTAGTAAATCTCTTTTTTGATGCTTCCAAAGAAAACCCTCCTGACATGGTGGCACCGCTGAAGGAACATCTGTTTATTATGAAGTACATAATACTTTGTTGAAGATCATCCGATTGTTCGAGTATCGATTTTCTAAGTTGAGCGAAATAATTTTTGTCGACATTGTCAATGTGGTTATCCAATGATTCAACTAGCTCTTCTTTCATCGTTTTGCACGAATTCCAGAAACTATACAATGGGCGAAATTTGTCATTTGCTTGTATATGTAGATTATAATTGGTTTGTAGAAAGAACTCAAATGATCCACCTCCAAAGAATGGAGATATGACAGTGTCGTATTGTTCCATGTCAAAATACTGGATAAGTATATCATTGAGAGGTTTACATGCTCGTGTTTTTCCTCCCGGATAACGCAACGGAGAGGTATTCTTTATGTTTTTGTTTTCATCTATTTTTGTAATTGATGTGGAAATGCATAATTGTTGAATCAAGGATGACTCCAAATCATCCATTTTTTCTTCGATTGTAGTTGATGCTTCTTTTATAGTGTCCTGGATGTCTTTTATTACACTGTCCGACAAAGAAGAAACATGCATATTATTTATATTTATTTTATTTGTATGACCACATTTTTCACAACAATATTTAACCATATGTATTAACTATTGATATAGATATTGATGATAAATCGTATTATTATCATTATAGAGGACATGTTTAAATTATATTCAATTTTGTGTCCTAGTTAGAATCGAACATGAGCATGAGCATCATAAGCATGTTTCTTTATTTATCCTTGTTGTATTCTTTATTTATATCGATTTCATCATAGAACCAGCTCTTTAATTCTTTCGATTCAAATGTCACTGTGTCTACTGCATATAAAATTAGAGCAGATATACCCTGTTGTGATATACCCTGTTGTAATGCATTTTCTTTTAAGCTGGCAAAGAGTATATTCGATTCGAATAGAGATTTATTTTTCACTACCTTCTTTTCTATATTACATTGTTCTCCAATCAGAACGGATATTTGGTATTCTATATTTTTATTTTTAGTAATCGGTTGTGGTTGTTCTTGATGGTGTTGTTGTTGTTGTTGTTGTTGATTATTTGGTATATGTGTATGTGTATTGCATGCATAATCAGAGATGGTGTATTCGGAATCGATGTTGTTTGTATCCATCATGATATTATTATGCAATGGTGATGGAAATGGGGGAGGTGGTGTGTCTGGTGGAGATGGTATGTGATTTAAAAGTATAGTTCCACTCGATTGTTTCAATTTCTCCAAATATAAAATGCCATCCATAAGTTCTTCTTGGGCGTGATTTATCCAATCAGTTACTTTCAGATCTGTCCGATCTAACGTTTTACCATATTTTTCTTTTCCAATACGTGCTCGGTTCATGAAGGAATGAATGATACTTGATACAACACTGTCTACTTCAGACATGTCAATGTAACCAGTTTTGTCATTATCATCATTTTGCATTATTATTAAATTTTATTTTATATTTATAATTGTATGTGCAATTTTGTATTTATATGATCTTCATCATATTCTGCATAATTAATGAAAAAATCCAAGAAAATCCGATGTGAAGATAAGTCAAGATGCATAGGATTTGGAAAATGTATGTCAATGCACGTGGAAACAATAGTAGAAGATACAGATACTGTGAAAGTTGTGAATATAGAGAATGCCATAAAGGATGGGGTGGCAAATATTTCCTCAATCTCAGATGCAGAAACTTCTTATGATGATAATGATAGTAAAAGCGACGTTACTTATGACGAATTTAATGAACTACCGACGATAAAAACAATATTTCGGTTTGAGATAAACGAAAAATGTAAACATAAATGTAAATTACAAAAATGCGTTAATTATAATTTGTGTGGAAATATGATGCCACAATGGTCATTAAATTTAGGTAGTGGATACTGCGAAGACTGCATAATAAGTGAATTAAATGTAATATCTAAATCTAATCAAAAAGATGACACCGAAAATAAACGTAGATATACAATATAATCTATAAAATATGTTTTGCGTTTTTTGATTTGTATTTATTCGACCTTATATATATAGCTCCCGAGTGCATTTGATACTTTTGGTACATAATATATAAAACAGTATTAGAAATATAATACTAACGTTATATAATCAATATAATATAAAAACACAAAAGCAATGGCAGGAGGACTTTTAAACATTGTTGCTTATGGTAACCAGAATGTCATCCTGAATGGAAATCCTTCAAAGACATTCTTCAAATCAACTTATAAAAAGTATACGAATTTTGGAATGCAGAAGTTCAGAGTGGATTTTGACGGACTCCGGAAATTACGAATGTCAGAACCGTCTAAGTTTACCTTTAGAATACCCAGGTATGCTGAATTATTAATGGATACATACTTGTGCGTGCAGCTTCCTACAATATGGAGTCCAATATATCCACCTCAAGGGGACACGGGTATATGGCAACCATATGAGTTCAAGTGGATTGAAAATTTAGGGTCGAAAATGATAAATGAGGTGGTATTTAGTGTAGGAGGTCAAGTAATAAATCGTTATAGTGGCGATTACATTCTAGCTCAAGTACAACGTGATTTTTCACAAGATAAGAAGGATTTATTTGATAAAATGACTGGAAATGTAATAGAACTAAACGATCCCGCTAATTTTGGAGGACGTGTGAATGTGTATCCAAGTGCTTATAACTACGATGACACAAGTGCAGGTCCAGAACCATCCATACGTGCTAGAAAAGTGTATATTCCTATGAATTCGTGGTTTTCTTTAGCATCCACAATGGCATTTCCACTTGTATCTTTGCAATACAATGAGTTGGAGATTGATATCACCTTGAAACCAGTTCAAGAATTATTCCAAGTACGTGACATCGAAGACACATTGAATTTAGGTCCATATATCCAACCAAATTTCAACAACTCTTTGTATAATTTTTATCGCTTCTTGCAACCACCCCCGGATGTGAATTTGACGTCGACCTCATATGAAAATACGAGAACTGATTGGAATGCCGACGTCCATCTCATGTGTACCTATTGTTTTTTATCAGAGGAGGAAGCGAAAGTGTTTGCGGCGAAAGAACAAAAGTATTTATTCAAATCAATATACGAATGGAAGTATTTTAATGTGGTGGGATCTCGTAAGGTGAAATTGGATAGTTCCTCTGGTATGGTTTCGTCACTTATGTGGTATTATCAGCGTAGTGACATAAACATGAGGAATGAATGGAGTAATTATACGAATTGGCCATATAACAATATGTTGCCCTATGACGTCTTGGAAGCACCAGAAACCGGAACAGTCACCTCGATGAACGTAGGTCCCGGATTAAATCCTTCCGGAGACCCTACCGGATTGTTCATTTCTGGTCCGTTGTCAGCAGAAAATCAGAAAAATATACTTGATAATTTAGGAATTATGCTTGATGGAAAATATCGTGAAAATTTGCTCGATTCGGGTGTATATAATTACGTGGAGAAGTATTTAAGAACCTCTGGAAATGCTCCAGATGGATTATATGTTTATAATTTTTGTTTAAATACAGATCCTTATGATACTCAACCATCAGGAGCCTTGAATTTAAGTAAGTTTACTGATATTCAATTAGAGTTTGACACACATGTACCCTCAACATTGAATCCTGATTCTACATTTAATACAATATGTGATCCAGAAACGAATGTTGTAATTGGTACATCGAAATCTTCTTGGTGTTTGTATGAATATAGCTATAATATGAATGTTATAGAAGAACGATATAATGTTCTACATTTTGTTGGAGGAAATTGTGGATTGTTATATGCAAGATAATATATCCTTCCCAACCCATGAAAACAAATAAAATTTAATATACTGAAAATATAACTGATACTAATTTACTTTTAGTTATATTTTATCTGATTTACCGCCCAAAATGGGAACAGATACGAGTGCTATTAATGCAAAAAAAGATGAATCTAAACCAGCAGAAAAGAGCAAGAACAATTGGAAAGGTTTCGGAGGTGCTGTGCTGAACAGCTTTGTAAAAGTTATGGTATTGGGAATAGTAGGAGCGAACCTGCTATATGTACTATCCCCTGCGAATCTCAAGTTTTTATTTCCTGATGATACTTCTAAGCGACCTTATACGAATACTGGACCGCCTATGTTTTCCAGTAATAGTAAGGCACAAAAAGGTGGTGCCGATAAAGGTAAAGGTAATATAGAAATGTCTGGCATCAGTAGCTCGCTGAAGAATAAAATGTCGATGCCAAAATTGTCGATACCAAAAGCACCCAATATGTCACAATTAAAAGAGAAAGCGAAATTAGCCAAAGAAGCAGCAACAAAAGCTGCTGCAATCGCCGCTAAATCAGGTGCTACTATAGCAATTAAAGCTGGACTTACACAGGTAGGAGATATTATATCAGATCATTGTGGTTTAGAGGTTGATCCTATAACACAATCTCATTTATTTAGTAGCAAACCTATACGTGATATGTACGATTACGGCTTTCCGTATAATTTAAAATACGCCAAGAATTCAAATGATAAATCTGTTCTAGGTTTTCTTAAAAATTGGATAGGTACGAACACAGAAAAATCATACGCAGGACTTAGAGAAATAATAAGTAAAATTATTGGTTATATGGAAATAACCTGCGAATTAAATAAAGACGCAAAATGGAAAACACTCCCCATATTTATACTTGCTCCAGTAATTTTGTTTGTGATATTGATGATAGCGCAATTTTGGAGTATTCCTACAGTACTGTATTACATGCTTTTCAATCACGAATCTACGAATGATCTAATATTTACTATTGTCGGTTTATTTTTAGGATGGACTATTTTCTTAGCAGGTGGAGCGTCGCTGTTTCAGATGTTTGGAATGATGTTTATTTTCTTATTGTTACCATTACTAACAGATTCACGAAGAATTATGAAAATTCTCGGTAAACGATATCATAGCCTGTACTTGTTCATTTTGTTCTTATTATTAGTTACGTCAAATGCCTTTACTCATTTGACTTCTGAGGTAGCCATAGCGATGTTCGTACCATTCATATTTGCCATTGTTTCTTCTATAAGACATGTTACGAATAAATCGTAAACTAACTTACCCAAAATTGAATAATATATTATACCAATACGCGTTTGTTGTATTAGTATAATTAATTAACGTAACGCGTAACGTTTATAAATAGCAACATGGAAGAAACAATGATTAATCAAGTGAATAATAATAATCAAGTGAATAATGAGAATAATGAGAATAACGAATACTACATCAAAAAGAATGTCTCACACAGAGAATACTTTATGCAACATTTCGTGTATAAATTAAATATTATAAATGTTCCCGAAATTATAAATTACAATGATGACACACGAACAATGACAATGGTAAGAGTTGGAAAGAATAATTTATCCCATAATTATGGTGAAAATGCCACGGATATTTCAGATGACATATTTGATAAAGTTGCTGTTATTGTTCGTAAGCTAGTATTACATGGTATAGAATTCCCTGATTTAACCGGGTACAATTTCGTCGAAGATGACACTGGTAAAATATGGATTATTGATTTTGAACATGCAAAATTTACACCTACACAAAATATAACGAATATTCACATACGAACTATTTGTAATGGAACAAAAAGATGGAATCCTGATTTTAAGTAGTAATGTAAAGTATAATAATCTCACAACATATATAATCTTGCTAATCTTGTACAATAGGATAGAATACATTTATTTTTACTGGTAATCGTGATATAATACAGGAGAGAACAGAACAAACATTCACATTCGGAAAGGTGCTGAAAATTGATGTACAATTACGTATGAGCATAACGGAATGATATACGAGTGTTACACATAGATAAATGATATAATTACACACAGATAATATAATATTATACGTATTACCTTATTATGTCTACCACCAAAAAGAAGATAGTAAAGAAGAAGGCAACTTCAGGTCCTATTAAAAAGATTCAGGTTGCAAATGTAAACACGCATGAATTTCGTTTGTTGGATTTTACCTTTTGCGATAGTAAACCTTCAAATGATAGAAACGGAGACAGTGATGATAACAAGGATGGTGATGACGACGATAGTGATTGTGGTTACAATGAAGATGACAATGATTTTGCTAATGAAGGTGGACAGCAGTATACCCCTCAGCAAGGAAAAGACGATAAATATTTTCTCATACAAATATTCGGTATAAATGAAAGGGGAGAAACATCATGCATCTTTGTAGAAGATTACCAACCTTTCTTCTTTATAAAAGTAGAAGATGATTGGACGGTTAGGACCAAAGAAAAGTTTATAATACATTTGAAAAATAAAATAAGTCAGTCTATGTCAAATAAAGAGTACTATCACGATTCCATTACTGAAAGTAAATTAATCAAAAGAAATGAACTTTATGGTTTTGATGGAGGAAAATTGCATAAATTCGTCCAAGTGAAATTTAAAAATGTTGCTGTCATGAATAAAGTGAAAAATTTGTTCTTCTATATGCCGGCGGATTCTAATCAAAGACGACTAAGTAAGCACGGGTATATTTATGGGAAGTATCGTCTGTTTCTGTATGAAGCGCAAATACCACCATTATTGCGATATTTTCATTTGAATGAAATAAGTCCTTCTGGATGGGTAACGATAAAAAATCCTGAATTATGTATTGTTCCAGATTCTATGAAAAAAACGACATGTACCTACGAATATGTGGTTCCGTGCGATGATGTCGTTCCTCTCAATGAAAAAGAGACCCAGGTTCCTTATAAAATATGTAGTTTTGATATTGAGGCGAGCAGTAGTCATGGTGATTTCCCAGTACCAGTGAAGACGTACAAAAAACTGGCAATTAGCTTATTAGAATTTTACGATAGCGAAACAGCTGATAATAATGAAGTAACCATGACAAAATTGAAGAAGGTAATAAAAACCGCATTTCAATATGACGATTTGAACGGCATAGAAGTGGTATACCCGAAACGCAGACCTTCAATAAAGCAGCTGAATGAAATGATAGAAAAATGGGTAAAACCAAATATCACTATAATTATAGAAAATGGGGAATGTAAACTAGTCAATTCAACAACCAACTCAATAGAAGATATGTTCATGCAGATGAATGACAATATAAACAATATACATGAAGACGAGAATGATGTTGACAATGATGGAGATGATAATGAGGATGGCTTGCCTAGAAAATCATCAAGAATGAAAACAGCCAATTCTCGTAAAAAGAAAAACTCCGACGGAGAAGACATAGAAACAATGGATCCACACGAACTTCTACATAATGACAATATCAAAAGAGAAATCAAGATGGATTTATTATCTCAACATTTCGCTGATTCTGGATTTCCTGAACTGGAAGGAGATAAAGTGACTTTCATAGGATCTACCTTTTTGAAATATGGTGACAGTGCTCCTTATTTGAATAATTGCTTGGTGTTGAATACGTGTGACCCATTGGATAATATTGCTAATTCTGAAATAGAAACGTATACAACGGAGAAGCAATTATTATTGGCATGGACACGATTAATTGCCAGAGAAAATCCTGACATCATTGTGGGATATAATATATTTGGTTTTGATTATGCGTTCATGTTTCAACGATCTTTACAAAATAAATGTGCCGAATCATTTCTACAGTTATCCAGAAACAAGGAGGAATTATGTGGAAAATGGGTAGATGGAGAGAAAGGAAAGAAGGTATTGACCATAGAGGAAAGTAGTACCAAGGTGGCTAGCGGCGAGTACAATCTACATTTTGTTAAAATGACAGGAAGGTTACAGGTTGATTTATATAATCATTTCAGAAAGAATGAAAATTTGACCTCTTACAAGTTAGATTATGTATCTGGCTTCTTCATTGGCGACAATGTAAAGACGATGGAATATATCGATAATGACGACATTACAAGGGTTTTTACGAAGAATCTTACAGGGTTGGAAGTTGGTAATTTTATAAATTTTGAAGAAATAAGTCACTCTACCGATACCTATAAAGAAGGAAAAAAATTTGAAGTTATTCATATTCATAAAGAAACCTCGTCATTTGATATTCGGGGTAAAGAAGAACCCAATATGAAAAAGCAGGTACGTTGGGGTCTTGCGAAGGATGATGTTACACCTCAAGATATCTTTCGTCTCACCAATGAAGGACCTACAGAACGTGCGATTATTGCAAAATACTGTATACAGGATTGTAACCTCGTACATCACTTAACGAATAAAATCGACGCGGTAACCGGATTTATAGAGATGGCGAAAATATGCAGTGTACCTATTAACTTTCTGGTAATGAGAGGTCAAGGTATTAAACTTACTAGTTATATCGCAAAGAAATGTCGGGAAAAGAATGCTCTTATGCCCGTTCTAGAAAAACCCGAATTTGATGATGGGTATGAAGGTGCCATTGTACTAGATCCAAAATGCAACCTCTACTTGGATAACCCAGTGGCGTGTGTAGATTATAGTTCACTCTATCCGTCTTCCATGATTAGTGAGAATCTATCACATGATAGTAAGGTATGGACCAAAGAGTATGATCTTCACGGAAACCTTCTGAAGACGACAGGTGAATACGATAAAGAAAAGGGGGAATTTACCTATGATAATTTACCTGAATACGAATACGTGGACATAGAGTATGATACATTTCGATGGGAGAAGAATCAGAGAGGTAAATCGGAAAAGCTACTAAGCGGTACAAAGTTGTGCCGATTTGCTCAATTTCCTGATGGTAAGAAAGCGATTATGCCTTCCATATTGGAAGAGTTATTGTCTTCGAGAAAAGCAACACGCAAAATGATTCCATTACAAACCGACGAATTCATGAAGAATGTTCTAGATAAACGTCAACTTAGTTACAAACTGACCGCCAATTCTCTTTATGGACAATGTGGAGCAAAAACGAGTACATTTTACGAAAAAGACGTTGCTGCTTCCACCACAGCAACAGGAAGAAAGCTTTTAACTTATGGAAAAAGAGTCATCGAAGAAAGTTATGGAGATATAGTTGTAGATACACACTGTCATGGTAAGGTTCATTCTAATGCCGAGTATGTATATGGTGACAGCGTAGCAAGTCAAACCCCTGTTTATGTTAGAGTCAATGGTAACTTAATCATATGCGAAATTTCTAAATTGGCGGAGAAATGCGGAAAAGACAAAGACAACTGGGTTATTTGTGCTGAACCAGGAAAGCAAGACAAAGAATATTGTGAACTAGAAGACAACGTGGAGACATGGACAGATAAAGGATGGACAAGACTATACAGAGTAATTCGACATAAATTAGCTTGTCATAAGAAGATGATTAGAATATTGACCCACACTGGAATGGTGGATGTAACTAATGATCATTCTTTACTAGATGAGAACGGATCGGAAGTATCACCTGACGATGTGGAAATAGGATCACTATTGCTCCATAAGTCTATTGATATAGGAACTCTACAGAGTGGCAACAGAAGCGCTGTGACAGATAAAATAGAGGTGTGCAAGGCTAAGATATTTGGATTCTTCTTTGGGGATGGAAGTTGTGGTTCTTATACGTGTCCTAGTGGTACCAAGTCGTCATGGGCTCTGAATAACGCTAACGATATCATTCTTGAAAAATACTTGGGTTTGTGTAATACCGCTTACCCCCACTTTGAATGGAAAATTTACGATACTATAGAAAGCTCGGGAGTATACAAAATAACATTTAATAGCCCTAGATATGGATCCAAAAAGATGTTCATTGAGCAATACAGAGACATCATGTATAGCGGAGAATGCAAGATCATACCAGATTTCATCCTTAATGGCTCAAGGGAAATACGTGAAGCCTTTTGGGAAGGCATGTATGATGCAGACGGAGATAAAGACGCTAATGGATATGTAAGGATTGACCAGAAAAATCAGGTTAGTGCTGCTCACATATGCTTCTTAGCAAATAGCATAGATTACAAGACGTCAATAAATACAAGAAAAGATAAGATGAACATTTTCAGGATAACAGCAACGAAACGATCACAACGTAGGATAGGTGGAGCTATAAAGAAGATGCAAGATTTAGAAACTACAGATAATAATTATGTTTACGATTTGACTACCGATAATCATCACTTCGCTGCCGGAGTAGGAAATATGATTGTTCACAACACAGACAGTGTATTCTTTACGTTCAACCTGAAAACATTGGACGGAGAAGATATTCGTGGACAAAAGGCACTGGACATAACGATTGAACTGGCTCAAGAAGCAGGAGAGTTAGCAACCATGTTTCTGAAGAAACCTCATGATCTAGAGTATGAGAAAACGTTCATGCCATTCTGTTTACTTTCCAAAAAGAGATATGTAGGCATGCTTTTTGAACTTGATCCCAATAAAGGAAAGCGTAAGAGCATGGGAATCGTATTGAAACGAAGAGATAATGCACCTATAGTAAAAGATGTTTATGGGGGTATTATCGATATATTAATGAAAGAGAAAGACGTTGAAAAAGCGATTGAGTTCCTCCATACTTGTTTGCAGAATATCATTGATGAGAAGTATCCTCTGGACAAATTAATTATTACAAAGTCATTGCGATCTGACTATAAAAATCCAAAACAAATTGCTCATAAAGTACTCGCTGACAGAATGGGTAAGAGAGACTCAGGAAATAAACCAAGTAGCGGTGATCGTATCCCTTTTGTGTACATAGAGAACAAAAACAAGAAGGCACTACAAGGTGAGAAAATAGAGCATCCTTCTTACATAATACAGAATAAAATAAGACCTAATTATGCGTTCTATATTACGAATCAGATTATGAAGCCAGTGCAACAAGTCTTTGCATTGGTTCTCCTGGACATACAATCATTTCAAAGAAAAAAGAATAACTTCATATTGAAGATGGAAACTTTGAAAAATACAATGATGGATGAACCAGTCAAACTGGCAAATAAAATAACAGATTTGAAAAATAAGGAAGTAAAAACTCTCTTGTTCGATCAATACCTTAGAGAAACTGAAAATACCAAACAGAAATTACGAAGTATCACGAACTTCTTTACGAAAATGTAACTGTTATTTCTAATAAATAAATACAAATACGAATAATATATGATTCTTTCTAATAAATAAATACAAATATGATTATTACTATTACTATTACTATTACTATTACTATTACTATTACTATTACTATTACTATTACTATTACTATTACAATTAATATCAATAAATATAAAATATATTACAACTATTTTATTGATATTATAATGATTTATGTATAATGAATAGTGTATGCAGTCACTTAGTTTGTACTAGCTTCATAATCCATTGTTTTTGCATGAACAAAAGTTACATTCATCATGAATGAGGGTCTGTTTCTTAGGAGTAGAGCCACACCCGTTACTCTTGTTCCCTCGACTTGTTTATCCATGTATTCTCCCCAGTTCATAATGAACATTTGTTGCGGTGAATTTTCTCCAGGTATGATAGAGCTGTCTGGCATAACAACCCAATAACCACCTTCTAATTCTACTTTCGTGACAACTCCGGTGTACGTTACCTCCGGGATATCATTGGGTATCTTCGTACCATTGTCATTCCAATGAGTTTTAGATTTATCCGATTCATATTTCTCCGTTAATTCTTGAAATTTGCCTTTTATATATACATATTCTTTTTGTTCACCATTAACATGTGCGTGTATTTTGATTGGTTCTCCTCGTTTATTACCATACGCAGAATTATACATATCTACGTCGAATCTACCTTCTGGGAATACTATTTCAGCTATTTCTCCTTGCATTTCTAACTCCTCCCATTTAATGATGATTTTTTCTTGTACAGATACTGGTTCATCCATGGGAACTTCCTCTATAACAGGTTCCAACGCCACATCTTCCCATAATGTTATACCGTGATTAATCCAGTAATGGTCGTAATCTTTTCGAATAAGTTTATTGGTATTATAGTTATATATCCATTGTGATAATTGGGAGTTATCAGAAGTCTTTGCAAGAATGGTATAGTCATTTGCTAACTTGGAGGTATAATACATTTTTCTATTATTCCAAGTTTTATTCATGTTATTATGTGTTGTACAAAAGTAGGTTAAGCTATCAGAGGAAATATCAAACGTATCTTTAAATGATAGTGTAAATGATTGACTATATATTCCATCTTGACTAATACCTGATGTTGCGGATCCTTGACCGAATATTTCGATTCGGCTTGTGTCAGCATTGTCTTTTATGTAGAACGGATGTGAGGGATTATTACGCCAAAAGGTGTATGTTTTTCTAGTGTCGAATTTTAAAGTCTTTTGCTTCATTACCTTGAAATCATAATACGGATCAGTGAGGCTTCCTCCTTCAACATCAACATTGCAGTTTGTCTCAGTTTTCTCTATTACTTTATACATTGTCCAATCAGCCATATCATCACTATTAAACAATGCATTGAGTTTATTCATAACATCGGTAGATGTAAATTCGTCATCAAGGACTACCTTTGCAATAAGTTCTAATTCAAGTAGCATATCAACGGTCAAATCGATACCACGAAGTTTTCCCCATATCATTACTTTAACGAGATCTATTTCATCGCCGTCTGTTTTTCCGTCAAGAGGTTGATCCTCTGCAAAAATATCAACAACCGATACATCTTTTCCATATACGGTGGATTCAGATGCAATCGTTACATCATTCAGTAAATAAGTTTTCAATGCTTCTTCACTGACAAGTGTATATCTGGCTTTATTGCCATTTTTATCATTTCTATGTTTTATGGAATCCATAGGAGTTTCGTTGGTTTCTGCATCAGTTTTCATTCCAATAAAATCTGCGTAATCAAATGGATTGGTGTCCTTAAATTTATTGTCAGGCTTATTCATTTCTTTTATCATTTCGTCTCTCAAGGTACTTCCTTTCGAAATCTTTGTGGCAGCCTTTCTATTGAAACTACCTTGGGTACTACTTGACTCTATTTCAGAATTGGTAGCAGCCATAAAAGTAGACATGTTATCTTTTTTTGTTAAAGATACATTTGAAACATTTTCCATATCATCGTATATTTCTTTTATTTTTGTTGCGGTATTAAATGGGAATTTACCTGCAGTGTCTTTGATTATCGTTATTAGACTTCCCATAATTTTGGACCTAGTTAAAGTGCTCTTCGTAGATTCTGTAAGATCTGCATCATTTTCTATTCCTCTAGCAATCGTTTCGATTGTATTGTGTACTGTTTGAGCTGCAGAAATGGCATCTATATCTTCAGTGTCTATGGGATCCTTCTTCAAATTTTCTAATGAAATTCCGAAACATTCAGACATTTTCAATTGTTTGGATAATTCAATCGATTTCATTTCTGCTACTTTTTCTGTTTCGGATAAAGTTGTATCTGCTTTTGCTATTTCCATTTCTTCTTTAGTCAATTCATTGAGTAACGTAGACATGTAAGTAATGTGTGCTTTTTTATTTGATGCTTCCAAATCTTCTTTAGTCATTAATGCCGACATTGGAGTTTTATGTGTCTCACCTGTTAATGTATCTGTTCCTTCGCCTTCAAACGTTATTTCTATTAATTCTGGTAAAGTTGAATTCATTTCGAACGAATAATTGCCTTGAGAATCCGTCATGAATCCAGTGGCTAATTGTGTACCGGTTACTGCATTTCTAGCGGAACCGTTACGTGTAGAAATATATCCATCGGAATGAGTACCGGATACTTGTGTAGAAACCTTTTCTTTTCGTACATGAAATTCCTTATATACTCCAATGGAGTCGGTGAAAGGGAAAGAAAATGCAATGTCGTGATAAGCTGCACGTTCTCCTAGAGAAGAAGGGTTATTGTCAAGCTCGTCCACGTTCTCTACATCATCTATACCATAAACGATCGATGCTGTTGGATCTTTTAATAGTAAGTAATTATTCGATGATACGAGCCATTCGTCATTGATGACGGTGTAATACTTGACTGGAAAAGGATTCTCTGTACTGTACTTTAGTTGAGGGGTGTAAGCTACTTGGAATTCAGCTTTCACTAAAGGAGAATCACTGGTGAAGTTCTGGGATTGTTCTTCGGACAACATACGTATCTGAGGCGGCGGTGTATTAGCAGAGCTATCACCCGAATTGTCAATGTCAAGATAAACGTATTTTTTTGTATTATCCTCATTGAGGGAGTAAAGATTGAATTTTTCAGCTATCGGTGGACCATTTGGTTCAATGGTTACGCTAGCACGTTTGTCCTCATTGGTTATTAACGTATAGACTGTTTTATTATTAACATTTTCTTTCACGACAAATTTCAATGTCATATTTTGTTGGTCTGAAGATGCTGAAAGGTCTGCAGTTGCTGAAGTGTATTCTTTTGTTTCATTATTTAAATACAATATTGTCTCCGCATCACCTATATTGTAAACAATATAGTCTACATCAATGTCTACATCAAGTCCTTCTGTTGCTGAAACTACCTCAAATTTGTCGAAACCGGGGAACGACTCAAGAACAGTATCGTTCTCATCCATATTCCATTGAATTAAATAGATACCACTATCCATCTTAACATATTCAATTGGATGCGTATAATCGTTATATTCTTTGATCATGGATTCATCGTGACCCTGACTTTTCCAGTGTGTGCGTGCTTCACTTAAATATTGACTTTCAAAATATACTACTTGTCCTGTAGTAGTATTCGATTTATCCTGTACGTGAACATTCTTTTTTCCTACAATATAGTCAACACTCTCTCTATTATTTGCAGTATAATTTACAACCATGGCTTTCATGTCTGCATCATTTTCCATTTTACTTAAAGCATAATTGATAAATTCTGTATTTGTTAAATTACTTAAGTTGTATAATCGTTGAGAATTGGTACCTTCCCAATTAGTACCATCATTATCAATAATACTGTCTAATATATAATAAAAAGGTGCTGGTGTTGGTGTTGGTGTTGGTGCAGGACCAGGCATATTAAAGAAAAAATTTCCTCCATATGATCTCCTAGATTGAGCACGTTTATTTGCATTAGAAGTACCAATCTTGGATGATCCACGAAGACCACCCATTACCTTGTTGCCTGAGGAAGTACGTTGTGATGTAACTCTGAAAGAAAGCATGATTGATGTTAATATTATGCCAAAAAAAATATATTATAGTATAAGATCACATTTTGTTTCCAATAAAAGTTCATAATTTAATTATACACTTTCGTAATTCCAAAAGCTTCTTTGCGTCGCTTCTTCCTTTCTAAATAAAAATTTCTAGTAGATAATAGGAAAAAAATATTAATAGGAAAAAAATATTAATAGGAAAGAAAGAAATTGTAGGTATTAATAAATTTAATTATCATGTTTACGAAAGAACGAGTATGGCAAACTAGTGAAATGGAATGTCTTCATTTATGTCTTCATGATCGTATTCATCAATAGTATCTAAAGAATGACCACGACGAATCTGAAAGGAGGTTGATTGTAAATATGTTTCATTTTCTAGTGCTTGTTCGACATCTTTATTTATATGACTTCTATGTATATTTTCATCACTTACACATGAAGCACATGAAACATAACCTAGATCCCATGTGGCTTGAATATTGGGAAGTATTTTTTCAAACATAGTTTTTGCACGTATGAAATGAAATGCGGAGGTTACAATATGGATGTTCATATCCTGATTTATATGGTCAATCCATTCTTTCAATTTCACGAAATTTTCTGCTGTATTTTGTGCTTTGTCATCAACAACGATAGCATTGGTATTTCCCTCTTTTTTAAGAATGTGTAGCATTTTACTTGCTTCTGTTATTTTTTCTGATCCTTTATCATTATATCGTTTGACACCACCAGTTAAATACCATATGACATCTCCTTTTATTCCTTGTATTGTATTAAGAGCGACGTCCATCCTGTCCTCGAGTAATTTATTGTTGTCTGATCCTAAAACGACGATGAGACTGGATACTCCGTTATTATTGTTAATAGAAAGATCTCGTAATGCTCTGCCAGCTCGTTTTATAGCAGTATATTGTGGTGTTGCATTCAAGGTGGACCAAGTTGTAATAATGGCAATAAATATTATTGTTATACTAATCGGCAGAATCATACTTAATACTATACTTATTTTGTGAAAATTTTACAACAATAAACGATGATTTTAGTTAATTGGTACTTATGTCATCTAGAAATAAGTATTCAATTTTGTATAATAGATTTATGTACGTCCCCAAAGTTATTATCAACAATAGAACAATTATGACAAATGCCCGCAATATGATTAGTACAGTGAAACGTGATTTCATGATTTTCAGAAATACACTTGGAATGTTTCCACAGAAGTTTTAACATTTTTACATCATCATCGATTGACACAATTTTTGACATTTTCAAGTATAATTCAATTACCCATCTCATTTCATCTTTGTAATCATAAAACGTAGAGGTAAGTAGTTTATAATCGCATCTACATAAAGGACAAGATCCGTTCCATGATTCAATACACTCTTTATGAAATCTATGTTTACATATCCATTTTGTATTCCTATCATTTTTATGTAATGCTGACAAACAAATAGAACAATTTTGTTCTGAACATATATTTGATTGTTGGTCATTATTTTTGGAGTGAAATAACTTTTGTATGCATTTATATGACCTTTCTGAGAATGAAAGTAAACTCTTACAAGATGATATAATGCCTAATGAAATACATGGGGTTACTGGTCTACAAATATGATGTAATCTATATGTTCGTGATTGATATTTGTTGTCATATTTACATTGATATTTGTTGTCATATTTACATTGATATTTGTTGTCATATTTACATTGATATTTGTTGCCATACCTAGATTTGTATTTGTAAGGATACATTATAAGTATACTTACAAATAGGAAATAATTATGTCGGATTAACGTGAAGTATGATCATGGACATGGTTTACATCAATTTTTCATATTTCTACACAATTCGAGAAGAAATATGAAATGTCTATTTATTTACTGAACGAGAATCACTATAATTCAATTCACCAAATAATTACGACAACTATAAGTTGAATTATAACTATAAGATGAATTATAGTAGATCCAAAAAACAGTAATCTTATGGATGATCTGCGTCTGCATTTTCATGGGTATGTTCCAATTCTGATGTTGTATCCTGTCTTCTTTGTATTAGTATTGGATGTGATTCTAACTCAATATGTATGCTATCCGAAGCCACCCCGGATGTCAAATGATTAGAAACTTCACTAGTTAATATTTCCAAGATGCTCTGAATATTATGAGATGGTGAAATATTGCTGTTGCTATTGCTATTGCTATTGCTGTTGCTGTTGCTGTTGCTATTGCTGTTGCTGTTGCTATTGCTGTTGCTGTTGCTGTTGCTGTTGCTGTTGCTGTTGCTGTTGCTGTTGCTGTTGCTGTTGCTGTTGCTGTTGCTGTTGCTATTGCTATTGCTATTATTATCCATATTCGTACTCGTATTATAAAGTGGTTGATCCGATTGATTATCTGTATTAGTTTCATTATTATTAGTTTCATTATTATTATTATTATTATTATTATTATTATTATTATCAGAATTGCTGGAATCACTCCATTCTCGTATATCATATCTACATAATGGACAGTGTACGTGAGAATTGAACCATGCTAATATTTTTTCTTTGATAAAATAGTGTCCACATGATTTTATACGTAAAATTTCGTCGTCGTCATTAAACGGTTCGAGAGAAATTGGGCAAGTATTTGTTGTGGGACTTTCTAATGAATTATAGATCATAGTTTCTGTTGCGCTATCAATTTCTTGGATTGTGGGTCTTATAATAACAGGACTTAAATTACCGAAGCGATTCGCATCGAACGCGGACGAAAAAGGATTCCAAATACTCGTCACTGTATTATCGTTCATAAAAGAAAATGGGGTTCCGGGAATCGCTGAGGTCAATCCTCCGAATGATGTCAATGTCGGAGATGAGACAGTGAACGAATTACTAGTGCCATTACCCTCACTATTATCGTTTCCAAAAATGGATGATATAAGATCATTTGCAGATAACGGGGTGGGGGGGGTGTTCTCATGTTGTGTATGAGAATGTGAATTACCGCCTGATCGTGTTCTTGTTCTTGAACGCGTATTTCTGGTTGAATTCAAATTAACGTTCATTGGCATTGGGGTTGATCTAGTCACATTTCCTCGTGAATGACTATTGTTGTGTGTGTTGTGTGCGTTATTCATATTCATATTATTTGCGGAACGAGTAAAAACTGGATGCGATGACAACGGTACTGGATTATTATCGGTAAATAGCGGGAACTGTGATGATGATCGCGCTCTATATTCTTCTGCTGGATGTCTTTGATCAAAGTGATTACTGCGCAAGATTGTTTGCCGCATACCATATTCTATAGATTCCATTGTTTCAAGAGTTCTCCCATATTGATTATGTAGGGTATTCAGTATTGATCGATACATATTAAACATATTCTCTTCGGAAGACATATTTAATTATAATTATTTTTCTTCTAATTGGAAGCGATGTATGCTATTATCAAAGAATTTAATTACCTATAATTGTACTAATAAATCCAGAAAATCGAAATCAATAAATATGATTGTTGTTAAAATTGATGAAACATATTAAACATATTTCATGAATACAGTAAAGACTATAAATATATAGATAGGTAGAAGATAACATATAAAGAACCAAATAAAGAAACTCATAAAATGACAAAACATAGATTACCTATAAAAGCAGAGATTCAATATGGATTGAGTGGTTTACGTAACTTAGGGAATACATGCTTTTTGAATTCATGTATGCAAATATTAAGTCACACCAACACGATGAATACCTTTTTGGATGCCCGTGCAAATAATTCATCTCACCAGGCGTACCTAGATAAAAAAAGTTCAGATAAACATGTTGAAGAATTTCAATTATTAGTAGAATGGGATACCGTGCGCAAATTATTATGGAAAACGAATTGTGTTGTTACACCATCGGGATTTTTCCAAGGAATGAGAAAGGTTGCTGCTAAACACAAGCAATTGCTTTTTACAGGGTATATGCAGAATGATGTGTCCGAGTTTCTGCGTTTTATATTAAATGCATTTCATAGTGGAATTCAACGTGTAGTAGAAATGAATATAAATGGTACAAAGAAATCATCGATGGATGAAATGGCAGTGAAATGTTTCGAAATGTACAAAAATGAATACAGTAAAAATTACTCAGAAATTATCCCCATGTTTTATGGTGTGCAGGTATCCGTTCTAAAAGCTGTATTACATACCGCTAATGGGATAGATCACGGTGAAGAATTATCATCACGTCCTGAGCCGTGCTTTCTATTGAGTTTGTCGATTCCTTTGTCGTTAGCATCATCACGCGGTCAGATAAGCATAAACGATTGTTTTGAAGAATATTGTCGTCCAGAATTACTGGATGGTGATAATAAATGGTACAATGAGAAAACTAAACAGAAGGAGGATGTTTTCAAACAGCATTTGTTTTGGTCATTACCAGAAGTACTTATTGTGGACTTAAAAAGATTTAACAAAAATGGAACAAAAATCCAAGTGCCTTTGCAATTGGATATGAATTTGTCAATGTCACCATATATGATAGGTTACAATAAAGACGATACCGACTATGAATTGTATGGTGTATGTAACCATAGTGGTAGTTGTTCTGGTGGTCATTATACTGCGCATATAAAATGTTCGGATAATAAGTGGTATCTATTTAATGATACAATTGTTTCAGAAGACAAGAAGTTTAGCGGAAGAGATAACGTGCTAGGATATACATTGTTCTATAGAAAAGTTTGAAATATTATAAGTGTATGTAACGGAATTTACATGCGAAAAAAGAAAGCTTGTTAAATAAAAATTATCATAATAAAGTATATAAGTAGGATACAAAATTATATACTTTATTATTCTCAATTTATTCCTTCCATTACATAAGTTAATATTTTATTGAAATATGAATTTAAGTTATAATTCTAGCATAGGGGTACCAGAAGCCTCTATTTCTAAGGCAGATGATCCACAAAATATCAGCCATAGTGTGCATGCAAATTTCGATTCGGCATCCGCGGATGATAAACACGACGATGACGACGACGCGAAAGATACAGAGATAGTTTATACACAACAACCTATGCTAACTTCTGTTTCTCCTTTTATGATAATTATATTGGTAGTTGTTCTCATTTTATTTTTTATATTGTTTTCATCTTTAGCGAATCCATTGTCTCCTGCCAGCAACGATATGGGTTTCGACGCAGAATCGATGAGTTCCCCGGCAACCCCATCGGGTTCATCAGGAGCCTCCATAAAAATATTATCAGCTATAATGTGGGGTACATTTATTGTTGTTGTATTGCTCAACGGTATGCAATACTTCTACAATATTAACTTCACTGCAAAACTGTCAAATTTATTCTCTATGTCTCCTGCCTTAGACATAAGCGTGGATCCTATAGAGGACACGAGTGTTACTGTCCCTCCTGTACCTGAAATCACAATCAGCAAACAGGTATTCCACATACCAGGAAATAAATATAACTATGAGAATGCCGATGCATTGTGTAAGGCGTATGGTGCTAGACTTGCATCGTACAGTGAGGTAGAAAATGCATACACGAATGGTGGAGAATGGTGCAGTTATGGATGGTCCAAAGACCAGATGGCATTGTTTCCTACACAAAAGGATACGTGGACCGAGTTACAATCAGTTAAAGGACATGAAAATGATTGTGGAAGACCGGGTATAAATGGAGGATACATTGCGAATGAGAATGTTCGTTTTGGTGCCAATTGTTACGGGTACAAGCCAAAAATTAACCAGGTAGAAAAAGATATGATGGACTCGTCATCAATATATCCCAAAACCATGGAGGATATCAAACAGGATAAGCGTATCGAGCATTGGAAACGCAAGATACCAGAGATATTGGTCGCACCATTTAACAACAAAGTGTGGAGTTTACTCTAATAATATATGCAGTTTGTTCAAATAATTAAATAATAACTCATCTTTAATTATTTGATTATTTAAGGAAAATAATTCTTTTTGTTTTTTTATGATTTTTCCTATGAGTATCTTTCATTTTGTTACGTCTTCTTTTCGGAGTACCATGATTAGCACCGATCCTACTTCGACGAGTATTATTATATACGATGTTCTTGTTATGTCTAGGATGTCTTCTATTTTTCAAAGATAAGGCTTGTATATAGTTTAGACGAGCCCCTCGTGCTGATGACAAATAGTAGTCAAGCATTTTTTCTGGTATAGTAGCACTCTCATCTTCATCGACATCATCATCGCTGTAGGATGTCTCCACTGAATCGTAATCATAATATAAAGTATGGTCCTCATTCATGTTATCATTTACTAAATCTACTTCATCATACCATATACTATCAAAGTCCATTTTTGTATCACGCAATTTCCACTTTAACAATAGGGAGAAAATAGTTTAGTCAAAATAACGTTTAATTTCTGAGGTATATTTTGGTTCTCTTTTCGACTTAATGTATTCCATGATATCACTAACAGAATCCTCGTTCTTTATTTTGTCCATAAGACATGTTTCAATGAATCCAAGCGATAGTGGTGTAGTTTGCTTTGTTTGGGTAAATTTTAGTTTGCCGTCAGATATTTTCACTGTAGAAGATTCGAGATCATTTTGTTGAACGAATTCGTATATGTTGCTTTGTAATTCTGATTTATTTGATCGTAGCAATTTGACTTGGTCATTTATGTCTTTTAGTTCACTGTCTAATTTTACCCATGATTTTATGTTTTGTTGAAACTCTTCCATAATTATGTATTCTATTTTGGTTATATAATTATGGTTCACAATGTTTATATACATTTTATCGTAGTGTTATCTTCCATATTTGATTATGTTTACTTTCTACGAGAAGAAAAATGTTTGCGTGCCTTCTTAGTCATACGTTGCATGCGCTTTTGGAGTTTGTAAAGACTGAATGGAACAACAGCCTTGTTAATAACTCCCATAATTCCCGCGGCACCACCTCTGTGGTGTTTACGACGGTGTGTGCGCTTCTTGTGGCTCTTGCGTGCGATAGACTTACCATGCTTGCGACGGTGGGTCATTTTGCGTTTTCCTCCCGCGGTGATGTATGGAGCGGGGGATCCTCCTCTGTGTTTGCGTGTGCGCTTCTTGTGGCTCTTGCGTGCGATAGACTTACCATGCTTA